GCAGTCTTAGCCGCTTGCTTAAAGTCTTTAGCAGTAGGCGCACCTTTAGTGCCAGGCTTTCGCATCTTTTCTTTAGAGCCAGCTTTAATTCGTTCTTGTTTGGCATTGATATTGGCATAGAGTCCCGCTTTCATTTCTTGCTCCGATTAGTAGCAGTTCTACTCCCACGCTTGGGCATAGAACGAGCCTCACTCATAGCGATAGCAACTGCTTGGTCACGGGATTTAACCTTTTGACCAGAAGAAGACTTGAGCTTGCCACGCTTATATTCGCCCATTACCTTGCCAATCTTGTTGGCGGCTTCATCCATTTTCATAGGAATCTCCTAACATAGGTTGCGTGATATTACCATATTTAAAAAAAAGAGCCACTTGTTTAAGGTGGCTCAAAATGGCAACGGCAATCAGACCAATCCTCGAATCAACCTTTTTATCGGTTTACCCCAAGAAAGATTAGACCCCCAAGAGATGGTGGCGGCATCCGAGGCAAATGTCAAGACAAATGCGTCAGCCATGTCAGGAGACTTCAATCCCCGCCTTCTAATATCATCTTTGGACTCAATCTTGATCTTCCCGTTAGAGGTAAAGGTGTACCTAACTGTCGCCAGTTCAGCAATGAAATCCTCATTATTGGGTATCTTGCAGTCCCGTTTCTCTAGCCAAGCCTTGGTTTTATGCCAAAGTTCAGCTCTAAGATTGAGATACGTCCCACCCATTGCAGGGCTTTCGGACACATTAATCCCTCTAGCGGGTAGTTTTAGTTCTCTGAGTCGGTCAACAACACCAGCACCAAGGCCGATAGAGTCAACCAGAATCTCTGTAGGACGGGTCTTATGGTCACAGGCTTCGTACTGGGCCACCACCGCACCTGTTAATTGCATCAGGTCTAGGTTTCTCCACCTCTCTAGTGTATGAACCACATTGGATTGACGCTTACACAGAACTGACGAGTCTGAGCCAAACCGAGCAACGTCAAGTCCCCAGACAATCGGAGCATCTTCGTAAGCTCTTGTATCCCTGTGTTTGGCAGATTCAAGTAACTCCATAGGAATAATCGTGTCATCATCGCTCCTTGGGAACTCACCTAGAACTCGGATTCGATAGGCATTACTTTCCTCGCCATAGCGGGATTTCATGTCTTCTACATACTCTTTACTCACCCTAGTAGAGTCCAGACAAGATACCCGTCTTGTCCACCACTCATCTTTTAACCGATTATGCGTGTCAAAGAAGAATCCAGAAGATCGAACTGGATTGCCTAACAGAATGGTCAAAGCATTATGGCCTGACATAGAACCTGCGGCAGCCTCGAATACTGCCTCTGGGACACCAGAAGCCTCATCTGCCACCAACATTACGTTGTCAGAGTGTACGCCCTGTAAAGCTTCGGGTTGTTCAGCTCTACTGGTTCTTGCAGAGATGAAAGCCTCGGTAGCGGAAGCCTTTAGCTCAATACGCTCTTGTTTGACATCAAGTAAGGCTTGGATAGGTTCGGGTAGTTCTTTGACCCATCTCTTTAGTTCGGCAAACAAGGCATCATAAAGTTGGGCAGAAGTTGGGGCAGTAACCACTACTTTGACGGGATACCGAGTTAACAGAAACCATAGCATTGCCCAAGAAGCGGTAGTAGACTTTCCAACCCCGTGACCAGAACGAATAGAGATCTTTCGCTCACCAGAGGCTACTGCGTTTAGAAAGTCTTGCTGCCACTCATCTGGCTCTACTCCAAGAACCTCTTTAACGAACTTATTGGGGTCATTGCGGTAGAGTCTAATAAACTCAATAAAGGGGTTATTCATTGTTTTCCAAGGTTACGACTTCAGCCTTACCCATGTGCTTTAGGGCTTGGAGGTGTAGATCACCCAAAGAGATATTGACTTGGGTTTTAGCGGTATCTCCATAGTTCTCAGGATCAAGCTTAGAGGCCATCCACTTACGGGTGTCGACTTGTAACCTGGCTTTGTTCACTCCAGAGTTACTTGTCTCATCTGCTTGGTCAGCAATATCCAGAGCTTCTTCTGCCAGTTTCTCAGCCTTTAGCTTTCTCGCTTTCAGTACCGCATCTCTTCGCTCATCAGTATGGTTTATCCAGAATGAGAGCATGGGTCTGGAGCACTCAATGAACTCAGCCAACCGCCCTATGGTCATTCCCTGACTTATATGTGCGGTAACGAACTCTATCCCTCCAAGTTCTTCTATCTTCTTCTCTAACGCTCTTCTCATTGGAAAGCCAGCCATATATTCTCCTTAATCAGCCGTATGTGGAACCATTGAATCATTATTCTGTTTAAATACAGGTATGCCATCAGGGAATAAAACACTTATAGCCCTAGCATTTTCTATCTTCTCTTTAATCGGCATTCCATAGAAGTGAACAATATATTCCCCAATCTGCCAGTTCTTCATACTCTGGTTCATTACTTGAGCCTCGACTAATCTCACAGTATCCCGAATATCTTTGTCCTCAACAATCAGATTCCATAAGTGCTGTTGTTGTCTCCAGACATATTGCTTCCAAATATCATGGTCAGCAATCATTCTGTCTATATACGCTAATGTCTTTGGAGTATTTACATAAATCATCACATCATTATTAACAGGCCACCAACCACCCTTTTCTCTGGCAACCACTACATTGTCTCCAGGTCTAAGAATATCCTCAACCTTGATAGACCAATTCGTGAACATCACATCAGCCCCCACAAACATCAAGACATCCACACTCTGCACGGCCTCTCTCAAGCCCAACATATCCTCCATGACCACTTCATTGTGTCTGGCATAGTCAAATACATAAGACTCCCAATCGTATCCATTCCTCTTGGCATACCCTATCTGGTTTACCAAGGTAATCTCAGATAACTCCTCAATCTTCGGAGATGTGTTCGTTCTGATCTTGATTCTCATTTCGTGTCCACAAATTCAAAACTGAACTATAACAAAAATTTTTTTGGGAATGGGGTTTATTTTTGGTGGGGGAGTAGGGGGGCATCCATAGATTGATGTGTGTGTTGATGTGTGTTTATGTCCCCTGCCACAGCGCCCCCTCACTTTTACACAAGGGGGGGGTAAACCCTTACTGGTAAACCCTACCCTTACGTAGAAACCCTGACAGGGTAAACCCCTAGGTAGAAACCCTATGAGGGTAAACCCTACTGTATGTCGGTCCAGTACTGTATGCCTATCCAGCTCCTGGGGTAAACCCTGATAGGGTAAACCCTTGGTCCTGAGGTTATGCATTTTTTGCATAGTTTGTCTCAGAGGCGCAAAGGGATTATGTAGAGGGATGTCTAAAAGGTTTCTCCATAGGTTTCTTATTAGGTTAATCAATAACCCCTTACCCTTTGCCATCCCTATGTAATCCTCTATTACATCCCCTATAAGAGATGAAGCCCTTGTAATGGGTTTCCCCTTCTTTTCTTTTCCAATTGTAGCTACAGAATCAAACTGAATACTCAGGTCCTAAGGGTAACTACTAATAGGGTTTTGGAGCAGTCTTATAGATCAACAACTTAGGATCATTGGCACGATTCTTTCGTGCTATATATGTGAGAGGGTAGATTTTTACCTCCTCATTCATCAACTCTTAATAGGCTTACATATGAACGATAACCACAAAGACATCCTAACCGCCATCTTGGTAGGTCTAACCCTTTGCGTGGGTTTGCTTGCTTACTTTGATGTCCTCACAAAATAATCTTTTTCTTTTCTTTTTTAATAGGCGTACACACAATGACATACACAATCAAAAACCTTAAGACTTGGAACACATGGGATGGCGGTGGCTACTCATGCACTCTTCATTGCGATGGCGAAAAGATCGCTTTAGTAATGAATGAAGGCGTAGGAGGTGAAACGCAAATAATGTCCCTAGATGTTAATGCTCCCCCAGTAAAAATTGATGGATACAGAATTTCTGTAACCCCTAGTTATGCAAAACTTGTCGCATATTGCAAAACCCTTCCAAAATGGGATTGCTTGGGTGAAATGCATCATGTAGATCCATCCCTCTACATTGAAGAGTTGATTAGTGAGACTCAATATCAAAAGAAGCTAACTAATGCAAAGAAGAGAGGTACACCATTTAAACTAGAAGGAGATGATAAATTCACATTTAGCGTATTAAATACTTTAGACCAAAAGGTAGTTATTAACTATCTTGAAAAGAATCACCCAAATAAATATCAATTAATTTAAAGGCGTAAATCATGATTAAATCAAAAGCAAAAGATAAAAGGCATCCAAAGATTATCAATGAATGGATGGTATACGAAGGCGTAAACCAAATTGATGATGTCTTTGGGGTATTAATTGCACTCAAGGCATTTATTAAGAGTGAAGATTTTAATAAATATCAAGCAGAAAAGATTGTTTCCTCTGTTATTGCTTTACTTTGTAACAGTACTGAGATTATAGAGAAATGGATGGAAATAGAAGAGGAGCAAACAAAATGAAAATATCAGATAAAGCCAAAGCATTAGCAGAAAAAACTTCTGACGCATATTCTTCAGATAGGTTTGCAAGTTGGGAGAGTGTTATCCAATCACTCTTAAACCTTGGATATACAGAGCTTGAGACAGAGGCCATTGTGCGCTCTAAATGGACAAGATGGGCGTGTGACCATGACACAGGCCGAAATCGTTATGGAAGGCACACCTCTAGCGCCATGATGCGCTTTATGAAGGGTACTCCTCAATCTGAGGTCACTCAATTAACAATTGAGACATTTGGTGTGGCAGCCAGCGTTTAATTTTCTTTTTAAAAGGTGTAAATATGAAACAAACAATTAATTTTAGCGACTTTAAAAACGCATTTGACAACTTGCGTCCTAATAACTTTTCTGTGGATGCTTTGCAGATAATGTTTGAATATTTTGAAGAATATGAAAGAGATATTGGAGAAGAAATTGAATTTGATCCAATTGGTATTTGTTGCGAATATATTGAACAATCTCCACATGAAATAATCCATAGTTATAGTCTTGAAAAAGATATTGATGGAATGAATCAAGATGAGATGATTAAATATCTTGAGAATTATCTTTTAAGTAGTTGCATTTTTATTGGTATTACTGATTCTGGTTCTTTTGTTTATCAACAGTTTTAAAAGGTTTACATTATGAATAAATTTTCACATATTAAAGGTTTCTTTACTGATGATATTGGCGCAGGAAATATCTTGGATGTATTCACATTACAAGATGGATCTGTCATTGTAATAAATGATGAATATCTAGGGCACTATAAATCTATTGATGATTTTGATGGCGGTGAAGATCAACTAAATGGTTTCTATTTAAAAGGAGCAAATAAAAATGCATGATATTGAAAAACAATTAGACATTATTTGGGAAGCTTTGCATTGTTATAGAGAAGATTGTATTTCTGAAGGAGATGAAATGCACGATGAGATCTGGGAAGACATTTGTTTAGCTATGGCGGTTATACGTGAAGACTTGGGTTTATGTGATGAGGTGAACAAATGAAGGCGTGGCACTATATGACCAAAGATGATGTGAGAGATCTAGCAGGGGATGCCCTCAATGTGGCCTGTAAACACATTCAGGACGTTATAGGCGTTGAAACTGGGGATCTAGCAGGGATGTACTTTAGTGGGAGCATTCAGGATGAGATAGAGGCGGTCCTGAGGGATTACATCATTATGGAATTGCAAGAAAAAAACCCCGAATTGCATAAATTTATAGGAGAATCAAATCGTGCAGCATAATCAATTTGGCGAAATGAAAGGGGCTATCGGGGTTTTATTATTGGATGCCTCCGATATGTATGAGGTAATAGATGAGCAAGATTGTGCATACTGGGTTCAATCTTTGGATGATCCTGATGCAAAACCATTGTGCATTTCACCCTCACTCTTTTGGCAATTATTGCCTTCACTCTGATTAGGTGATCCAAGAAAAGGGGCTAAAAACCTCTTTTTTTGGATCTCTTAAGTAAGTAAGCACTCACATCCTGGAATCTTAGATTTGAGGCATTTTTTATAGTTGGTGCATACCTACCATTGGAAAACGAAAAAGTAAGCTAAAAAAGCCCTTAAAATCGATTTTAGGCACAATCTGGGCCATGACTCACGCACCAGTTTTTGCTGCTAAGTGAGTGAGTGCCAACTAACATCAATGATGTAAGTGAGTGCTAACTTACAAAAATCTAAGGGTTTACCCTAATCGAGGACCATTTTACAAAAAAGTGGCATTTACTTTTTAGAAAGTAAAGTTAACCAATTTTTGAAAGTTCAAAGTTTTTGAAAGTTTGGAAATTAGAAAGCATTTTCATTTTCAGACCTGGCAGACAAAAGTCTCATTATTGTGATGTTTAGGGCATCAACCTGATCCATCTTTTTGATATTCCAGATGCGCCTTTGACCATGCCATCCTAGTGTTGGATTTGTATGGCAGTCTTTGCATAACGCTATGCAGGTATATTGAAGCCCTTGCTTGTAATGGTGGGCTTCAGATGGTCCTGACTTATCACATACTGAACAGGGAAGCATCTTCACCCTTGCTAGGTGCAATCTTTCCTTTGCGTTCAGCTTGTTGTTCATTGGGTTGCCCTGATTCTGTTATTTGGCCTTGGATCTAGACCAAGTGCTTGCCGATCAGTCCATCCATGCTTTTTAACTCTAGCCCAAATGGTCTGCATCTTTATTGGGAAACGTCTTGCAGCTTCAGCTAAATGTATTTTTTCATCGCCAGTATCCAAAAACATATTGTTCGTTTTGTTTTTAGCTTGCTCCATCATTGTCGCCCATCGGCAATTGCTTGGCTCATAATTTCCATAGACATCTATTCTGTCTAGTGTCATGCCTTTATCTGGCGGTCCCATATCTCTGTAAAAATTTTCAAATGATTCCCACTCATCGCAAATCTTTATACCCTTGCTACCATAATATTTATATTTCCAAGCATTGGTACTTTTACATCTATCTCTCATTCGGAGCCATGCTTTGTAAGCTGGTGTTCTTGTTTGTGGACTACCACTTTGACCATGAGTCTTTTTCATATCGCACCTCGTTATTGGTGGAAGCGTTACTGGAAGATACTGACAGGGCGGTAACGAATCGCCTTTTCCTCCGCTAAAAGTAGTCAGTATCTAATTTTAACTTAGATTTCTAATTTCAGCACGTTTTGTGTATTCGTTAACTTTCCAGACTTCTATCCTTGCTTGGGCAGCGGTCATCAGCCACCGATACTTCTCTTCTTTCTCAACGGCTTGCTTGATACCTTCAAGAACTTCTATGTATTCTTCATGGGCATAGGCAAAGGTTTCTTGTTTACCCAAAACCTCAGTCCCTGCCTGGCTCATCAGGTGAGCCTTCTTGGACTTTCTGAACTCCTCCAAGTACAGGCGTTCTGCTTTCGCTTGGGCGTACAAGGGTGCGGTGTCGATCAAATACTGAATTGCTTTGTCGGGGCTGCTCTCCATGAATTAATCTCCAATGTTTCTCTGCCAATCTGCGTATACCTTCTGACAGGCTTCCATTACCTGCCAAGGTCAATGCTTGCTCATGGATAGGAGCTACCCTTGCTCGGATAGTCCTACTTTGTTCGCTGATCTTCTTTCGACCAGCACCTTTTCTTGAGCCGCCACGTTGTTTCATGGCTTGAATTATAGCTACAAATTCAATTTAAGCTTGTCCCCTTGCTCGGATATCTTCACCCAACCGCAAAAGAATATCGTCTACATCAGCACCTTCGGCTAACAAAATATTTTCAACCACCTTTGCACACGCCTCACGCTCTTGTTGAGCAACAAGTGTGGCAAAGTGTATCAATATCTGTTGACAGCTATCAATTTCTTCATCAGCAAACCCTGCCTCTTTTGCCATGCGGATAATGCCTTCTAAGGTCATACATCCTCCAGCTTGTAGTTCAGTTTGTGGTGCTGAAAACGCATTGCTGCTTCGCACTCCAATTCCTTGAAAGCCTCGTCACTTAGCAACCCAATGCAATTACGCCCCTCGAACCACACTTCCCGCACAGACTCATTAAAGGTTGTGTCAAGGTCTTGCTCGTACTCATAGACTACTGTAACGACCTCGCTACCTGCACCTACTGTTGTGTCAAATTCCCAAGTTTTTTCCATGATTCACTCCTGTTAAAAATTAAATCTTACCTAATTGATTGCGTAATACCATAGGGACTTACCCTAAGTCTTCCTTAACCATTATTTCTACAGCAGGAATTTCAGCATATAACTTTGTAAGATGTATGTTTACTACCTGCTTGTCGTCAAGATACACAATGCCATTCATTGCATCTAGAAAGCATTTCAAAATATTATCCGCATCGGGCTTCTTTGTTGGCTTGAGTATTCCTTCCAAGGCATCTTTGCGCTTCTGCTTTGAGAATGATGAGGGTATTCCAACTCTGATATAGATTGCGACTGTTACAGGGGTGTCTAGTGGCTCTGAGCTACCCATTGCAGCTCTAGCCATCATCCTGATTTCATCTTCATAGGTCTTGGTCTTTTGTGGAGTGTATGTAGATACAAAGTTTCCACGTTTAGCAAACCTGGGCCGTCCCTTGCCAACTGGTTCGCCATAAACCATAAACATTGTCATAAAGGTCATTTCAAGAGTCCCCATGCAGTTGCGGCACAGAGAGGGACTTGTCCATTGCCAATGGCTTTAAGTCTGTCCACCCTAGCGTCCACCCCATGAGCCACTCTACCCAAGTCGGGTTCAACTGACCACCAGGAACTGTCGGAGCCGTAAATGTTTTGCTCTTCGTTGCGCCCCTTTCGGCAGCGTAATCCAACCTGTCCCTCAACTGTCCCGTCTGTCCTGCTCCCTTGTAGTCGGTTGCACATGGAGTCGGAAAGTTCTGCCTCTCCAACTGGGCCACCGCAGTCACCAATGTCACTTGTGCCTTCTTGGTTCTTAGATGCTCCTCTGAGCGAGGACCCCTCTTGCCATCCCAAGCATTGGGAGTCGGAAACATTCTCCTGCCCACAATTGTCTCCAAGTTGGGATTCCTCTTTTCGTCCCATGCTGACTCTGGAGTTATCGTTGATGCCATTGCTGAACAACTCCGAGGAGTCGGAAACATCTCCTTCGGTGGTGGGTAGACTACTTGCTCCCTCAAAGTGGAGTGAGTTGTCCTGCCCTTCCTGTTGTTCTGATACTGTCGTTCCAAGGCTTCTGGATTTCTTGCGGGTAGTCCATCCATTACTGTTGGAGTGAGCCACAATCCAGATTCTGTCCCTTTGGTGGTTTGCACCAACGTCTTTTGCTCCCACAATTCCCCATTTCGCATCAAACCCCATTGAGGATAAGTCTCCGAGAACGGCTCCAAGTCCCCTAGAAACGAGCATTGGTGAGTTCTCCACAAAGACGTACTCTGGTCCCACTTCGCAAATGATCCTCGCCATTTGTCGCCACATTCCTGATCGCTCTCCATCAAGTCCATCTCCTTTTCCTGCAATGGAAATGTCTTGACAAGGAAATCCTCCCGAAATGACTTGAGCAACTCCTCTCCAAGGTCTGCCGTCAAAGGTTTGAACGTCATCCCAAATCGGGAAAGGCGGGAGAAGGCCGTCATTTTGTCGGGCGGCAAGTACGCAAGCTGCGTATGGCTCCCATTCAACGGCACAGACTGTTCTCCATCCGAGAAGTTGTCCCCCAAGTATTCCTCCACCAGCACCTGCGAATAAAGCCAACTCATTCAATTTGTCCTTCTTTCATTCTTGACATATAGGTCCTGACTCGATCTCTTGCGCCTGATCCATAGACCTTTTCGCAACGCTCAAGCCTGGCACGAACAAAATCGTTATCTCTGTTTGATTGCCAAGTTCGGAATATCTCCCTTGCCTCGGCTTTCTCCAGAACAACTCTGTCGCTCTCATTGGATATGTTTTTTCTACTGTATGCCATAGGTACATACCCTACTCATCTAAGTCGCCAGTTAGGATTAACGCTTCAGTAATCAGACGTAAGGGCATCGGAACACCCTCTTTTACTCTGTCTAACAGTCTCATGGCTTCAAAGTAGTTCATTCTTGTTCCTCATCAATTCCTGTCCAATGTTTGTTTTGCAGTTCCATCAGATCTGGCAGTTCTTTTTGCAAAACTTTGGTTTGCTCAGGAGTTAAAGCTATTTTTATTTCATAATTCTGGAAAACAAGATAACCAGCAACAGAAATATAAAATTCAATTGGATGTTGTTTAAGAAACTTCATACATTACCTTTCACTTGTTTAACAAATTGACGTACAAAATCAGGCATGGGGGCAGCATTTTTTGCATCAGCCTTAATCTTTTCCAAAACTACGTTAGGCTCATTTGATGCAGGAACTGTGGTCCTGCCAATGTCATATGGGTTTTGTTTAACAGCTTTGGTGTTTCTCACCCAGTTTCTCCAAGTTGCATCCCAATCCAACTTCACACCTTTTTGACCCGCTTGAGCAACCCAATAATCTTTAAACTGGTCAGCAACCTGACGAACATCTAGGTCTGGTCTTTCCTGAGTAGCCCAATCTCCCATTGCTTTTGTAAGAAACCAGTCTTGAGGGAGGCGTGAGCCTCTCTTGTTCTTCTCTTTTGTGTTATGTGTAATAGGTAATGTGTTATGTGTAGCATTGCTATCGGATTGCGTTGGCAATGCGTTCGCATCCTTCTTACCCCATCTAGCCTTGGCAGAAGCACTAGCCTTCTCTGATTTGATGCCAACTTTAAGCAATTCTTGAATAACTCTGAGATTTATCCACCCATCTTCTCGCAATTCAAAGTATTCATTTAATACGATCTCAATGCTTTCGCTATGCGTTCGCATACGAATCTGCCTAGCAATTTCTTGAGGATCTACTGGAAGTGGTTTTTCATGCAAGTAAGACCAATCAAGCATCCTGCGAAAAGCAAGATCTTCAGTCTCGGAAAGGTGCATGGTGTGACTGTTGTAGTCACCAATATTGAATTGGTAATAGTGCATAACTCGCCTTTTACACTCCCTAAAAAGAAACTGCGGCAGGAGAGGGAGGAACTCTTTTCGGAACGGGGATCAATCCATTCCTAGCCGTGTTTCAAAACATTGTATCAAATAAATTGATTATTTGTAATTTCATTTGTTGGTTGTCTGCCAAGCAATCGTTTAGCTTGGGCGTTCATAACCGCATACTCAGCCTTGGTAAAGATACCCTGTGCGTTTCTGATGTCAAACGGGTTTAGCAGATCACGAGGCTCTTCAACCTTTTCAGCCTCAATCATGTGTGGTGCTAGGGTGTATTGAGAAACCCATGACCGCCCCATCTTAACTTTTTCAATTGTTATTTTCTTCTTATAGCGCATTTTTGTGCAACAAGCAGCAATATGTAGCCTTGGTATGCCAGTTAAGTCTTCCAATTGATAGGACGTGAGTGGCCCATTTTGTAGACATCTAATAACGGCTTCTTGGGTCATTTGTAAAGGTTCTCTAGGTTGATTGTTCGGTTTAGATGGAGTTCTAGCGTTCTGGCAAGCAAAGCTGTTACAGCCGCATCAAAGTCCTCTGGTTCGGTTGTGTAAGCATCTGCCATTGTTTGGGCGTACCCATGCAAGGCTTCAGCGCATCTTTTTTCAAGTATTTCAGTTTTCATACTCAGAATACTACTGTTGTTTTTATGCTTGTCTATTAGGGTTTGTCCTAGTATAAAAAGATAAAAAGGTGTGGCACATTATCGGTGTGGGCAGTAAAAAACTCACATTTTTAATAAACAAACAGGAGTGAATATGAAGACATTATTTGAACAGTATGCTGAACAATTTGCAGACATCCCGTACTGCTGCTATTGCCTAGAACCAAAAGGCGAAAGTTTTAGTTGCTGCCAAGAAAACCACTTTATCGAGTTTAAAGACTTAGATATTGACCAGCAAAAATATATCATTGAATCTGAATTAGACGATAACTTTTAAGGAAATATCATGGGCGTACATAAAAAACTGATGGAAGCAAGGATTGCCTTGCAAGCGGCTCCACTTAAAAAGTCAGGCCACAACAAGTTTGCAGGGTATCAATACTTTGAACTTGGGGACTTTTTACCTACAATTAACCAAATCTTCTACAAAGTTGGTTTGTGTGGTGTAGTGTCATTTGACAAGGAACTGGCTACTCTGTGCATCACAGATACAGATGATGGCTCTCAGATCGTTCTGACAAGCCCTATGGCTGAAGCTAACCTAAAGGGTTGCCATCCCATCCAGAACCTGGGCGCATCCGAGACTTACACTCGGAGGTATTTATGGGTATCAGCCCTTGAAATTTGTGAACATGATGCACTTGATTCTTCACCCCCTTTGAGGGAAGAGAAGCAAGCCCCTGTGATTACTCCAACACAAGGTGCAATGGATAGCATTCCAGAAGATGAGCAGAATTATCTCAGAGAGTTAGCAATGGAATTGATTGCTATCTGTGAGAATGAAGAACCTAAGACAGCTTGGGTAAAGTTGGAAGCAGAGAACCTAGATAGCGAACAGAAAGTCGCTCTATGGACTTTGCTTCCTAGTAAAGTAAGAAGTGCATTAAAGAATGCGAAAGGTTAATATGGAAAAGCGTGATAACTCAGGTGTTCTGTTCAAGAACGATAAAAAAGAGTCAGAGAAACATCCTGATTACAAAGGAAACATTACTGTAAATGGTCAGGACTTCTGGCTATCTGCATGGATTAAAGAAGGTAAGGGCGGCAAGTTCATGGGACTAGCCCTATCACCTAAAGAAGATAGTCAACCAAAACAAGCCCCTAAGAAGGCAAGTTTTGATGATGAAGACGTGCCTTTTTAAGTTAATATAAACCTGGGGGGAGAGCTGTGCAAAGGATTTTCCTGGCTTGCAGACGAGCAGTTTTCCCTCCACCCAATAGGAGTTAATGATGAATTTACTAACAAGTGTTTATTTCAAAGACACGTTCAATAAATTCTTTGGTTCAGAGCCAAAGATGATGGTCAGGACCACAGATCCAGACACAAGCATGGATGCTGCTGAGAAGGTTGATTCAACAACTCTTGAGCAACAGGTCTATGAAGTCATTGCCAAACATCCTAATGGGTGTATTGCAGAGGAAGTTATGTCTCACTTCCCTAATCATGGCATACAAACAATTAGCCCACGTTATGCACCATTGATCCGCAAAGGATTCATTGAAGATACTGGTGAAAGACGCAAATCAAGTACAGGCCATTCTCAACGTGTTATGAAAGTAATTAAATGATTGAAAAACCCCCATATTCAAAGATCAGTTATCCCTCTGTGCCAAACAAGGATTTCAAATGGTCATCTGGTTCAGATGTTCAAGCAATATGGAGAAAGTATGGATGGACTCCACCCTCAGAGAAAATGCTTCCACCACCACCTGAGAAATATCAAGAGCCTTTAAGGAGGGTGAGATGAGCTATGCAGCAGTTGAAATAAAGATAATTCAATGGGCAGAAGCCCGAAAGATTATTCCTAACAGTACACCAGACGTTCAGCTTCTCAAAGCAATGTCAGAAATGGGAGAACTAGCAGATGCCACGATTAAAAATGACAGGGAAGCTATTGTGGATGCTGTTGGTGATGTCATGGTCTGTCTTATCAATTACTGCGCTTTACAAGACATTCATCTGGTAGACTGCATGGAAGTTGCATACGATCAGATCAAGAATCGTAGGGGTACTCTTTTGCCAAATGGAGTCTTTCAAAAGGAAATATGACCATGAAATTTGAAATGGAAATTGGCTACATTCAAAATGAGAAAATTATCATTGAAACGTGGGACTTTGACAAAATCCAAATCATCAGAGATTTTATTGCTTTTCAAGAAGACCACGGGTGGGCGGTTGACTATGAAGCAGTTGAGCCTGATGATAATAAAATTGAAGATGAAATCCCGCCATTTGCGTTAGACACTTACGAGCCTTTGTAGCCTATAAGCTACTTTGCCAGTAGGTAAAGCCCCACGTTTGAGAAAGCATAACCCGCATAGACAATAGCCATGTGTGGGTTATCTTTTAAAAGCTGCTCACCAGCAATATAGGCATAGATTGCCCCCGTCAAGATGATTAGCCAAGCACTCAAAATGCACCTACATCAAATACATCACCCCTAAATTCAATCTGATCTTCACCAAACTTGTGAACCAACTCAGGCCATAGTAGTTTGCCATTAAAGAAGTTCAGTACCGCAAAGCCCGATCTGTGGTTGTTTGGATTTATCTCGGCATAAGTAAATTGTGGCCCATCAGTCTCAGCAAGGGTTCCAGTATCCACCCCAAAACGATTGCCGTTGTAGTCAGCAAATGGAGTCACTTTTAACGAGTGCAGATGCCCTGTTATTATGCTGACCCCTGCATTCACAGTATTGTTGTGTGTAGCATGAACACCACCCTTGTAGCGGTGCTTAATGATGCAATTAGGAGTAGGCCATACTGCCCAACAAAATTCCCAATCTGGGATATGGTCTGTCAACTTGAAACCTTGAACTTCTTTAAATTGTGGTGCGTGTTGCGCTAAACGATTGCCAAAACGTACGTCATGATTACCCCATGTAAACAAGAGCTTTACATTGTGTCTCGCTGCTTTAGCGGCTTCTTCAATCTCGCCCAATGCACCCTGACAAGCCTTTAGTTCTTGGATAACAGAAGTTTGTGGTTGTTCAGTAACATCATGGCGTGATATGGACGCTCCATCAAACGCATCACCATTACATACTATCGCCTTGGGTTTGAACTGTTCTATAGCCCATAGAAGCCCTTTAAAAGCTGTTGTTCGTTGACCAGGTATGAAGTGAGCATCTGAGAAGACTATGACAGTCCCATCTAGCATCCCTAGTTCTATTTGTTTTAGAGGAGAGAAAGATTTTGGCCTGTTAGCGTCATATTGTGCGCCACGATGGTCTTTTGCGGGTAATTTGATCTGATAGTGTTCCTCAATCCACCTTCTGCGTAGATGAGCCGCCCTAGTGTTTATTCCTAAATGTTCAGCAATTCTTGTGGCAGACTGAAGTTGTCCCCATAGTTGGATGAATTCCATATCTGTACAAGTTTCATTATGTGCGCCCATTGGAATCCTTAGACAATAACTTTTCTAAAAGGTTAATGACTCTATGCTCTTGCATTTCAACCTCATCTTGAGAAGATTTGGGGTCTTGTGCCACAGTCATTAAATCGTGCAGAAACACATGAAGCAACTCATGTAATGCAGTCTGATCCAAAGACTCTGGTGTGATCTTCTCAGCACCAAAGTCACCTAATCTGTAAGTAGCCAATCGAGCAGAAGCATTAAACTCAACAGAAGCCATAGCAGACTTTGCTGGTTTACTTCCCTTCTCTATTCTCCAATCACCCAGACTAAGCACTTGTTGCCACTTTTTTACACTTTGTGCAAATAATGCGGCATCTTGTGGTGTAGGAATGTTAGACATATCAACACCTTATACAAGTATTATTACAGTTTAATTTAACTTGTTAACACTTGTAAAGCGTGTTCTATATGCTTTATGCGGTCTTCAAGGCCAATAAAACCACCATTTATCTTCTTGGTCATGGTCTTATAGTCTCTAACATCAGCAAATTGGTTCAACTTATGCGTGTTCCAAAACCACCCTGCTGTCAGGGCAGCGTACTGAGGTGTAGCAACCAAATCAGGCTCCATAATGAAGTCAACACCTAGTGCTTGACCCGCATGATGGTAATTTGCAGAACCTGTCAATTGGATACATCCTCGGCCTCGGAACCTCCACCCATCCCCAGAAGCCTCATCCCTGTTGCCCATACGACTTGAGTAAACAGTATTGGCAATCAACTTAGGATTACGAGCGCAAG